TCTTGACGAGTTCGCTTTCATCCCGAATCACATTGCTGACGACTTCTTTGCCTCTGTTTATCCTACTATCACGTCTGGACAAAGTACTAAAGTAATTATTGTTTCAACCCCAAGGGGTATGAATCATTTTTATCGATTATGGCATGATGCAGAAAAAGGAAAAAGTGCTTATGTTCCAACTGATGTTCATTGGAGTGAAGTTCCTGGTAGAGATGCAGTATGGAAAGAGCAAACTATTGCAAACACATCAGAACAACAGTTTAAGATTGAGTTTGAATGTGAGTTTTTAGGTTCTGTTAATACACTCATCAATGCTTCAAAACTAAAAAATCTTGTATATGAAGAACCTATACAGAGAAATGCTGGACTTGATATATACGAAAAACCAATTAAAGAACACAATTATATAATAACTGTTGATGTAGCAAGAGGATTGGGAAATGATTATTCTGCCTTCTTGGTTTTTGATACTACAGAATATCCTTATAAGGTAGTAGCAAAGTATAGAAATAATGAAATCAAACCGATGCTATTCCCAAATATTATTTTGGACGTAGCAAAGGGATACAATCAAGCATATCTATTAATAGAAGTTAATGATATTGGAGATCAGGTAGCAAGTATTCTTCAGTATGATCTTGAATATGAAAATGTTTTAATGGCTTCTATGAGAGGAAGAAATGGTCAAGTAGTTGGACAAGGTTTTTCAGGTAAGAAGACCCAACTTGGTGTAAGAATGACTTCTGCTGTTAAAAAACTAGGTTGTTCAAATCTTAAAACTTTATTAGAAGATGATAAACTTCTACTCTGTGATTATGATATTATTTCAGAACTAACAACATTTGCTCAAAAGCATAATTCATTTGAAGCAGAGGAAGGATGTAATGATGATTTGGCAATGTGTTTGGTTATATTTGCTTGGTTGGTAGCACAAGAATATTTTAAAGAGATGTCCGATCAGGACATTCGTAAGAGAATTTATGACGAACAAAAGAACCAAATAGAACAAGATATGGCACCATTTGGATTTGTATCTGATGGGTTTGAAGATATGGATGCTTTCGTTGACAAAGATGGTGATAGGTGGTATTCTGATGAATATGGAGACCGTTCCTACATGTGGGACTACATGTAAACATTGAAATCAATAAATAATCGTAGAATAATTGATCAAAGAGGGAGAATAAGATGCCGCTAAATTTAGCATCTCCTGGGATACAAGTAAGAGAAGTCGATTTGACTATTGGACGGATCGACCCTACTACTGATAAAATTGGTGGTATAGTTGGCCCTTTCGCACAAGGTCCAGTTGGAACTCCAACCCTATTACAAACGGAGAACGATTTATTAAATCAGTTTGGGCAACCTTACGATACAGATAAGCAATATGAAACTTGGTTGACTGCATCATCATACTTGGCGTATGGCGGTCAATTAAATGTAGTTAGAGCAGATGACGCATCATTAGCAAATGCAATGGTGGGTGCTGCAACTAGTGTAAAGATTAAGAGTGTTGATGATTACGAAGAACTTGGATATGATACTAATGTTTTAGCAAATGTAACGGTTTGTGCTAAAAACCCTGGTAGTTGGGCTAACGGATTAAGAGTTGGTATTCTTGATAGTAGAGCAGACCAGACACTAGGAATCAGTACATCAGGAGTTTCTGTATTTACTGCTGTAGTTTCAAACAAAAGTGGAACATTAGTTGGTTCTGCATCCACAATACTTTTCTCAGATAATACTACAGGTATTGTGGTAGGACAAGAAATTGTTTGTGATGTTGGAGGTGTTGTTACATCAGGAACGACTGTTCTTGCTACTCCTGGAGGTGCTGCTGGTATAGTTACTATGTCGGCTGCATCTTCATCAGCTGCAGATGTAACATCAACATTTGATTTTGGATCTTCTGCTTTCAGTGCATCTCCACTTGCAATTGGAATGGGAGTTACACAAGCAGTTCCATCAGGAACAGTGATTTCTAAAACTGGAGCTGGAGCAGGAACAACTGAAGCACTTGATGGTATATTCAAAGGTATTGTTACCGAAATCGGAGAAGGAACTGCAGGAGTTAAAGTTATAAGTCACGTATCTGCAGCTGGAACAGAAACACCAAAAGATTATAATAATGTCTTCAAGTTTGCAACTGGAACAACAGTTGCTATTCATACAGCTGGTAATGCTGTTGCTTCTGGAACAACTGCTGTTACAAGTGCAGTAGATTGGTTCGATCAGCAAGAACTTGAGTTAACAGCTTCTACTCTTGGTGGAAATACCACAACTACAACTGTTAAGTGGAACACTGTTACTGATAGACCAGGTACTTCAGAGTACGTGGATGACAGAGGTGGAAGATTCGATGAAGTTCATGTAGTTGTTATTGACGCAAAAGGTCTTATTACTGGAAACGCAGGAACCATTCTTGAAAAGCATCAAAACCTTTCAAAAGCAAAGGATGCAACATTCTCTGCTGGTTCTCCATCATACTGGAGAAAGTATATTGAAACAAATTCAGAATACTTATTTGCTACCAACCAACCAGTTGGAGTTGTAACTACTGGATTTGATGGAACCACATTTACCAATTTTGGTGATGGTGGTTGGAACCAAGATGCTGATGGAAATGAAGGATCAGGTGTTATCTTTGATTCTATTGGTAACTCAAACAATACCTTATCAAAAGGTCTTAACTATTCAGGTATTTCTACAATCAGTGTTACTGGAGCATTAAACTCTGGACTAGATGATTTAGTTGGTGGTTACACTTTATTTGAAAATGAAACTCAAGTTGATGTTGATTTCCTATTGATGGGATCTGCTAAAGGTGGTGAGTATCACTCAAGAGCATTAGCTACTAAGTTAATCGCAGTTGCTGAAAAGAGACAAGATGCTATCGCATTTATCTCTCCTTATAGAGCAGCAATGATTAGTGATAATCCAACTCAAGGTGTAGCAACTGTATTGGATGATGAAACAATCACAAATAATGTGATTAATTTCTTTAATCCTATAACTTCATCATCATATGCTGTATTCGATAGTGGATACAAGTTTATGTTTGATAGATTCTCAAATACATTTAGATATATTCCATTAAATGGAGACATTGCTGGTACATGTGCCAGAAATGATATCAACAACTTCCCATGGTTCTCACCAGCTGGAACATCAAGAGGTACAATTCTTAATGCAGTTAAACTTGCATATAGTCCTAGCAAAGATCAGAGAGATCGCCTCTATACTTCTAGAGTTAACCCAGTAATATTCTCACCTGGTTCAGGTATTATCCTGTTCGGTGATAAAACTGGATTTGCTAAAGCATCGGCGTTTGATAGAATCAACGTTCGTAGATTGTTCATCTTCCTTGAAGATGCTATTTCTGCTGCAGCAAAAGATCAACTCTTTGAATTCAACGATGAGATTACAAGAAGTAATTTTGTAAATATTGTTGAACCTTTCCTACGTGATGTTCAGGCGAAGAGAGGTATTCAAGATTATGTTGTTATTTGTGATGAAACGAATAACACAGCTGCTGTCATTGATGCCAATGAATTTATAGCAGATATATACATTAAGCCAGCACGTTCTATTAACTTCATCGGTCTAACCTTTGTTGCTACAAGAACTGGTGTTGCCTTTGAAGAAGTTATCGGTAACGTTTAATAGAGGTTTAAAAAATGCCAAGCCGCATACAACAAAACAACATTCCGCTAAGGAAGATTAGTGATTTCAAAAGCAAACTAGCTGGTGGTGGTGCTAGGCCGAATCTCTTTGAGGTTGAGTTAGCATTCCCTTCTGCAGTTGCCATAGATAATGAAGTATTACAAAAATCCAGATTTTTGGTGAAAGCAGCAGCACTTCCTGCTTCAACAGTCGCACCAATCGAAGTACCTTTTAGAGGTCGTATTTTAAAGATTGCTGGAGATAGAACATTTGAAACATGGACTATTACAGTTATCAATGATACCGATTTTGCGGTTCGTTCTTCCTTTGAAAAATGGATGAATGTAATCAACAAGATGGAAGATGCATCAGGACTTCAAGCTCCTGATTCTTATCAGAAAGATGCTATAGTTCATCAGTTAGATCGTGATGGTAGTACCCTAAGATCTTATAAGATGTGGGATATTTGGCCAACAAATATTTCGACCATAGATCTAAACTATGAAACTGTAGATACAGTCGAAGACTTTACCGTAGAAATGCAAGTCCACTGGTGGGAGGCTTATAAAGGCACTTCTGCTGCGGCTGGCGGTGAAGATATCAAATAAATAACTAAAGCACAGATTAACGGATTTATAATATGGCTGGTTCCAGACTATTTGGTTTCTCAATTGAAAAAGAAAAGAAATCCCCTTCTGTAATATCCCCCGTTCCTCAAAATAATGAGGACGGGGTTGATAATTATGTAAGTAGCGGATTTTATGGTGCTTATGTAGACATGGAGGGTGTCTACAAAAGTGAATTTGACATGGTAAGAAAATATCGGGAGATGGCTTTGCATCCAGAATGCGATACAGCTGTCGAAGATATTATTAATGAAGCTATTGTTAGTGATCTATATGATTCTCCTATTGAGATTGAGTTATCCAACTTAAACGCAAGTGATAAACTCAAAAAAGTAATTAGAGAAGAGTTTAGAAACATAAAAGATATCATGGATTTTGATAAAAAATCGCATGAAATACTTCGAAACTGGTATGTAGACGGTAGATTGTACTATTTTAAGGCAATTGATACCAAAAAACCAGAAGAAGGAATAAAAGAGATTAGATATATTGACCCCATGAAAATGAGGTTTGTGAGACAGGAGAAGAAAAGTAAGAATGATTATATGAATCTGAAATCTGGTAATCCTAATGATCAGCAGAAGGTAATGTCTCCTGAAATCGAGGAATACTTTATGTACACTCCAAAAGCAAGTTATCCTTCAGGGATGGTTTCAGGAGCTGGTGGCAATAAAGGAATAAAGATTGCAAAGGATTCTATCACTTATGTTACTTCTGGTTTAGTAGATAGAAATAAAGGAACTGTTCTTTCATATCTTCATAAAGCAATCAAATCACTCAATCAACTTAGAATGATTGAGGATTCTCTTGTAATATACAGAATGTCAAGAGCACCTGAAAGAAGAATATTTTATATTGATGTTGGTAATCTTCCTAAGATAAAAGCAGAGCAATATCTTAGAGAGGTAATGAGTCGTTATAGAAATAAACTTGTCTATAATGCCGATACTGGTGAAGTTAGAGATGATCGTAAGTTCATGTCTATGATGGAAGATTTCTGGTTACCTAGAAGAGAAGGTGGTAGAGGAACTGAAATCACAACACTTCCAGGTGGACAAAATCTTGGAGAACTTTCTGATATTGAATATTTCCAAAAGAAACTTTACAGAGCACTTGGTGTTCCTGAATCTAGGATTGCTAATGAAGGTGGATTCAATTTAGGACGTTCATCAGAAATTTTAAGAGATGAACTTAAGTTTTCTAAGTTTGTAGGACGTTTAAGAAAGCGTTTTGCTCATATGTTTACAGATATGCTTAAGACTCAGTTGATTCTTAAAAATATTGTAACTCCTGAAGATTGGGAAGAAATCAGTGAACATATCCAATATGACTTCATTTATGATAATCAGTTTGCTGAACTAAAAGAAACTGAGATGATGAATGAGAGATTGGGAACTCTTGCTACTATCGAACCTTATATTGGAAAGTATTATTCCAGTCAATGGGTTAGAAAAAATGTTTTACGTCAAACTGATAGTGAAATAATTGAGCAGGATGAGCAGATTGAGAATGAAATTAAAGATGGTATTATACCTGATCCTTCTGCTATAGATCCTATAACTGGAGAACCTCTACCAGCAGAAGGTGAGATTCCAATGGATCCTGAAATTGATAGTGGAGTAACTAATGCTCAGTTACAAAAAGATACCAAAACGGCAGAGATATAAATAAAGAATAGGATTATATTTATTTTCATGGAAGAAATTGTCAATTTGATTGCTACTGATAAAGCAGCTGCTGATATTAGTGATGGGATTAAGGATGCCTTATATGCTAAGGCTGCTACAAAAATCGATGCACTAAAACCAGAAATAGCATTATCAGTTTTCGACCAGCAAGGTGAACCCGAAACTGTAGAAACCTCTGAGGATCAAGAATAATGCCAAACAATACTCTTATTTTGAGCCAAGAAGTTGTTATTGCTGCTGGTATTGGAAATAGTTCCACTGTCGGTAAAGCAACTTTGGTTAGAGTCTATAATGATTCTGGTGCTGTAAACGTGATACATGTGCTCGATTCCGCAGGAAATAATAAATTTTCTGGGATTGGTTCTATAACTATAGCAAACGGTGCTACTGAATATATTGAAAAACCAGCAGATTATAATATTTACGGTAAAGCAGCCTTTAGAGCAGCAAAAGTAGGATTTACTAATTAAAAAAATGAAACTCATTACTGAAGAAATTTCAAGCGTTAAATTTATCACCGAAGGAAAAGGTGCTAAAAAGAAGATGTATATTGAAGGTGTCTTCCTTCAAGGTGAAATAAAAAATCGTAATGGGAGAATGTATCCTGTCACAACTCTTGCAAAAGAAGTTGGTAGATATAATGAAAGTTTTATTCAAAAAGGTCGTGCTCTTGGTGAGTTGGGGCATCCCGATGGTCCAACCGTAAACCTTGATAGAGTTTCTCATAAAATTGTTCGTCTTGAGCAAAAAGGAAATAACTTTATCGGTAAGGCACAACTACTTGAAACACCTATGGGTAAGATTGCAAAATCTCTTATCGCAGAAGGTGTAACTCTTGGTGTTTCTTCTCGTGGAATTGGTTCTATCAGAGAAGATCGTACTGGTTGTAAAGTAGTTGGTGAAGACTTTATGTTGGCAACTGCTGCTGATATTGTTGCAGATCCATCTGCACCTGATGCTTTTGTATCAGGAATCATGGAAGGAAAAGAGTGGGTTTGGGAAGGAGGTATGCTCCGTGAACAACATGCTCAAGGTATTAAGGATAAAATAAATTCCTTAGGAGGAACCAATAGATTAGAAGAGCATAAGTTGAATTTATTCAATGATTTCTTATCAAATCTATAAGTTCTATAAATAAATACAGATTTATATTACAAATATAAACATGTCCGTTGGTAACGAATTACAAGAAATGGAAAACGTAGTAAACAAAAATGCTGCACCTGCTGAACCAATGCATAAAGGCCCACAAGGAGCTGCAACTCCTGGCCAAGCAGAGGTTGAAGATTTGGGTGGCCCAACTCCAGAAAATTACAAGGTTGATGATAATTCAGCTAAGTTAAACATACCTGGAAAAACCCTTAAGCAAGTCAAAGACATTGTTAACAAGAAAGCCGTCGCTGGCGATCAAGCAATGCCTACTTTAAATAAGGAAGAAGAAGAGAGACCTGAAGATCAGGTTGTATCTGAAGAGGAGGCATCTGAAGAAGATGTTGTATCTGAAGAAGAAACTTCTGAAGGAGAAGTAGTTGCTGAAGAGGAGACTACGGAAGAAGAAGTTGTTGCTGAAGATAAGATTGACGTTGAGGAAGATCTCAATGCTCTTATTGATGGTGAAGAACTTTCTGAAGAATTCCAAGAAAAAGCACGGACAATTTTTGAAGCTGCTATTAGAACAAAAGTTTCAGAAATCAAAGAAGAACTTAAAGCCCAGTTCGAAGAGCAAGTTGTAGAGCAAGTTGCTGAAATCAGAAGCGAACTCACTGAAAGAACAGACGCATACCTTGAGTATGTAACTGATGAGTGGGTCGAAGAGAACCAACTCGCTATCGAAGCAGGACTTAAGACAGAAATGACCGATTCATTCATCACTGGAATGAGAAGTCTTTTTGAAGATCATTATGTAACAATCCCTGAAGAAAAATATGATGTTCTCAACAATATGGTTGAGAAATTAGATGACATGGAAGATAAACTCAACGAGCAAATAAACAAAAATGTTGCTCTAACAAAAAGGTTATCAGAATCGACTGCCGATGTTATTTTAGCAGATGTATCTGAAGGACTAGCACTTTCCCAAAAGGAAAAACTTGCTTCTCTTGCCGAAAATGTTGAGTTTGATAGTGAAGAAACATATCGTGAGAAACTAGAAACACTTAAGGAATCTTATTTCCCAAGTAAGTCTAGTGCTCAAAGAGACCATTCAGAGACAATTTCGGAAGGAACCGAGGTACCTCAAGCAGCACCGTCTCGCTTGATGGAAAGTTATCTTCAGACTATGAATAGAGTCTCGAAAAAGTGATTTTTAGATTATAAAATCAAACTAACTAAATTTTTAGAGGAAAAATCAAATGCAAGCGTTCAATGCTGAACAACTGCAAGAGAAGTGGGCACCACTCCTAGACCATGAAGGTATGGGAGATATCAAAGACAATCATCGTCGAATGGTAACCGCAGTTCTCTTGGAGAATCAAGAAAAAACAATTAAGGAAGAGCGTGAGTTTCTTTCTGAAGGCCCAACAAATAGTACTGGATCAAGTATCGATAATTTCGATCCTGTGCTAATCAGCCTTATCCGTCGTGCTATGCCTAACTTGGTCGCTTATGACCTAGCAGGTGTTCAGCCAATGAACGGACCTACTGGTTTGATCTTCGCAATGAGATCTCGCTACAACAGTCAGACTGATACTGAAGCATTCTATGATGAAGCAGATTCTGCATTCTCTGGACAGTCTTCCAAGTTCGATAACGTTGGTGCTGCTACATCTATCAACTCTGGTATTGGTACAACTACACAGCGTGGATCTGATCCTGGTGCACTAGACGGTACTTATCCTATTGCTGGTACAGACGCTACTACCTACAACGTAGGTCAGGGTATGTCAACCAATGAGGCAGAAGACCTCGGTGACGGCACAGAAGGTGAATTCAACCAGATGGCATTCTCAATCGAGAAGGTCACCGTTACTGCTAAGTCTCGTGCTTTAAAGGCAGAGTACAGTCTAGAACTTGCTCAAGACTTGAAAGCAATCCATGGATTGAATGCAGAGGCAGAACTTGCCAACATTCTTTCTACTGAGATTCTTGCTGAGATAAACAGAGAAGTTATTCGTACCATCTATAACGTTGCTAAGCCTGGTGCTCAAGCAAACGTTGCTAACGCAGGTACATTTGACTTAGACACTGATTCTAATGGTAGATGGTCTGTTGAGAAGTTCAAGGGACTTATATTCCAGATAGAGCGTGATGCAAACGCAATCGCCCAGTTAACACGTAGAGGAAAGGGCAATATGATCCTTTGCTCCGCAGACGTTGCTTCTGCATTAACAATGGCTGGTGTACTTGACTACACTCCTGCTCTTAACGCTAACCTTAACGTTGATGATGCTGGTAATACATTTGCTGGTACATTACAAGGTAAGTACAAGGTCTACATTGACC